AGAGCGCCACCAAGGTAGTGAAAGCCGGCGCCGGATGGTACGTATTTCACAGCTCCTCAAGCCAAGATAGCTTTAAAAAGGGATTAGAATCCGCCGGCTTAGCAGTAAGGGCGCAATTGATTTGGAACAAGCCAACCGCCTCAATGGGATGGGGAGATTACCGCTGGAAGCACGAACCATTTTTTTATGCCGGACAAAAAGACCAAAAGCTAGTTTTTTACGGAGACAGAACACACAAAACAATCATTGATTTTCACGAAGACGAGAAGAAGCTCATAGCATGGGTAAAACAGCAAAAGATGTTGGAGAGGGAAGGGAAAACCACAATCTGGACAATGAAGCGCGACAGCGTTAATAGTTATGAACACCCAACCCAAAAACCAGTAGAATTAATAACCTACGCCATAGCTAACAGCTCAAAGGCCGGTGACATTATTTTAGACCCATTCCTAGGCTCAGGTAGCACCGTAATAGCCTCAGAGAAATCAGACCGAACCTGCCACGGAATTGAATTAGATCCGAAGTACGTTGACGTGATAGTGCAGAGATACGTTGATTACACAGGATTGACAGAAGTGATTAAAAATGGCCTCCCAGAGATTTGGGAATTATCAGACAAAAATTTAATCAAAGACAAAAATGTCGGAAGAGACGAAAGCACAAGTTAATGAAAGCGAACGAAGCCTACCCACAGGCGAGATTAAACTTACACCGGGAAATACTATCCCGAAGATTGAGAGAGTAGCACCAGACCCAGAGAGCAGACAAACAGGAAAGGAAGAGCCATACGCTTATATTTGGACAGACAAAAACCTCGGGGAATTACCTGTACTAAACACAGCAAATGCTTGGTGGTTAGATCAAACAAAACTTCATTTATTAGTTGCCGCGTATAAATTTTATGCTACTGATGAGCAAGCTAGCTATTATGCTGGGATTAGTTATGCACAATTGCTTTATTTTCAGAAATTACACCCTGACTTTTACGAGATAAAACACGCTGCTAAGCAGGATCCAACCCTAAGAGCAAAACAAACCATAGTAACCGGAATTGATAAACTTGATAGACCAACAGCAATGTGGTGGCTAGAAAGAATCGAGAAAAATACATTCAGCCCAAGACAAGAACAAACGGGCGCCGGCGGCAAAGATTTAAACCCGGCATTAAACGATCAGAAATTAGTAGCAGATAAAGCCATAGCAGATTATCTGGAAAATAAAGAGAAAAACAATGGAGCAATTAAACCAATCCCAACCATCACAATCACCCAAGACACTGCAGGAACTGGTACAGTCGGGCAGTAAGGATGAATTACTAGCATTGTTTAATTTTTCACACGAAGACAGCAATCAAAAAGTTGTTTTGAAATTCAACCTTTGGGCTAGAAAATTATTCCCAAAATACTTCACTAGCCGAGATGCTGAATTTCATAAACAAATTGATCTTTACAATGTTCAAGCATACCGAGGACAGATTAAAACTTTTACCGACGTAGCATTCAGAGGATCCGCCAAGACAACCAGAACAAAACTGTTTTTAGCGTTTGCTATTTTGAATGATACCGAGCACTCAAGAAAATACTTAAAGATTTTAGCGGAAGACGGTAAGAACTCAACGCAGTCAGTGACAGATATTTATAACATGCTGGTTTACCCGTCAGTAGTAGCAATTTACGATGATACCTTTGCAAAATCCGTTTATAAGCGCGAAGAGACCATGAGCTCGTTTACCACCTCCTTCGGCGTAAAATTGACCGCTGACACCGTAGGAACGGCCCAACGTGGTGATTTACAGGAAGAAGGCCGGCCGGACATTATCTGGTTTGATGACTTTGAGACTAGGAAGACCCTGCGATCAGCCGTGACCACCAAAGCCATCTGGGACAACATGGAAGAAGCCAAAAATGGTTTAGCGATAAACGGCGCAGCAATTTACACTGCCAACTATATTTCCGAACGCGGCAACGTGCATAAGCTGATGGAGAAGGGATCAAGCCAGAACATAGTTATAAACATCCCGATCAGATATAAAAACGGAGAGCCAAGCTGGCCAGATAGATACAGCAAGGAATATATTAGCCAGTTGGAAAAAGACGCGGAAGATTTTGCCGGAGAATACCAAGGCGAACCATCGGCCGGTGCTGACGTATTGTTTGACAGAGAGACTTTAGACAAACAGGAAGAGCGCCAACCGATTGAAGAACGTGCCGGATTAAAGATTTTTTACAAGTATGACCCATCATCAAGATACGGATCGGGCCATGACGTTGCCGGCGGCGTAGGCTTAGACTCCTCAACCTCAGTATTTATAGATTTTGATACTATACCAGCCAGAGTAGTGGCCACCTTTAAAAATAACACAATCAAGCCGGATATTTTTGGAGACGAGATCAAACGGCAAGCCGATATGTTTGGCACCTGTTTGGTAGCCCCGGAGCAAAACAATCACGGCGTAGCAACCATCGCCCGGCTAAAGCAGATTTATCCGAAAGGACAGCTACACAAGACTCAACGTAAGGACACCAAGGTAGACAACCAAGAAGCGACAGAATACGGATGGCACACCAATGGCGCAACCAAGCCAAAAATGATGTTCGCCTTAGCCAAAGCCATCGAGAAAGGATTGCTGACACTGTCAGATAAAGATTTGATTGCCGAAGCTAAAGCCTACACCAGGGATGACTTACTAGACTCAGAGATTGACCCAAGACTAACAACTAGACACTTTGACCTTTTAATTGCAGCAGCGATCGCCTGGCAAATGAAAGATTTTGCCCAAGTTAAAAAAGTAGACGATTTCCAACAGCCCGAAGAAGATATGGTACACCCAGATATCGGCGCTTAAAAAGTAAAAACAATATGGCATACAACAAAACAACCATGGATAAAATTGCAGCACAGGCTCTCGATGAGATAGCCTTTGCTCGCAGTTATAAACAAGGGAAAATAGGCAATTGGCAAAAGAACGAAGAGGCCTACTACAGTAAAAAAACTAAGACAACTGAATCAAGAGCAAATGTCAGTCTTAGTCGGATGCAAGATACCGTCCACATTTTGCTATCTAAAATTGATAACCCGTTAATTTTCAAATTTACTAAACGGAAGAATAGTCAGCTTAAGCGTGTGGACAACTTGAATGGTTTGGTAAACCACGATCGCGAAGTAGGTGACTGGGACATTAAAGATATTGTCGGTAAAAAACAAGCAATCATTTACGGCCGCGCTATTTACTGTTTTTATGCCGACTCAATCAACAAAGAATACGCATCGCATTTGGAAAATGTTGATGTTTATGATTTCCTGATTGATCCGGATGCCGGCGGTGTTGACATTGAAAAGGCCTTTTATTTAGGCGACCACAGCGTGGTGCTGAAACGATCCGAGATTGAGAAAGGTATTAAAAACGGGTTGTTTATCAAAGACAACGCTAAAAGACTTTTAGAATCCGGTGGGAATTCAACTGATGGCGGCACAGAGGATATTAATAAGCGAAGCCGAAGTCTTTTCCAAAATACTCAAAGCAAAAAAGAAATTGGCGATCCTAATAAATTTAGACTTTGGCGCTGGTTTACCACATGGGAAGACGGCAGCCGTGTATATTTGCTGATGGACAATTCCGGTAATTATTTGAAATGCGAAAAACTAACTGACAATATAACACCATCAAATAAAAGGTTTCCCAAGGGCGCATGGCCATATTGGTCATGGGCAGCTTTTCTGGACATGACTGAGTTTTGGACACCATCATTCTGCGATTATTTCAGAGAAATTTTTATGGCTCAAGAGGTCAGCGTTAACCAAATGGTGGACAATGCTGAGGCGATTAATAAACCGCAAAAAGTGGTCAATGTTAATGCTTTTGAAAACATGGCCGAGTTTAAATATCGCCGGGACGGAATTATTCGTGTTAAAGATGGCGTAGATTTATCAAGAGCATACCAAGTGATTAGTACGGCATCGATCAACACGCCAATCGCAGTATTTAATCTATTAGAAACTATTCAGCAGAAATCTCTGGGAGGAAGCGACGCAGAAGCCGGCGTTGAAGACACTGATGGCCGTGTAGCCATTTATGAAGGTAACCAAGCCGCCACCTCAGACCGCTTTGGCTTATTGAATAAATCCTACGCCTTTGGCTATAAACGATTTGCTAAATTATTCGAAATCGGAGTGCAAGACAACCTGATTAAAAAGATGGCTATCGAGATTTTGGGACCGGACGGAGTGGAGGTCAGAGACATTAAGCGATCAGACATTTTCAAAAAGTCTGATGATTATGGTATAATCATAGAAGCGAGCAATGCGCAATTCCTAACCTCCGCAAAAGAGAAGGAAGCAAAACTAAAATTCTTACAAGACAACACTAATAATCAACTGCAAAATCAAAGGAAGGCCTATGAGATGCAAGCGAAAATAGCCGGGTTCAGTCCGGATGAAGTAGCCCAACTTCAAGACATATCATTCTACGGAAATTCAGAATTAATGTCAGAGTGTGATCGTGATTTAGAGGCTTTGCTGGAAGGCGAGGACATTAAACCAAACCACGCTGCCAACAATGCATACAAGCAGAAAATGGTTAGCTACTTAAAAGATCACGACGAGGATATTTCAACCGAGCAGTTTAAACGCATAGCAGATTATATCGTGTCCTTGGAGCAAATAATTTATGAAAACGAAGCGCGCGCTTTGCAGGGGGAAGTTAATCAGATGAACAATGAAATGCCAATTGAAGACATGCCTCCAAATACTCCCGGCGGTCAAAAAGGCAAAGAGATTTTGCCACAACCAAATCCAAATGAAACTGAAACAATTAATCAAGTAATTTAAAAAGAAATGGCAATATACAAAATTATAGGAAAAGAGGGTGAGGATACCCTAATCGAAAAGTCCGGATATACACATGAATTTAAAGCCAGCGCCTTGACTCAAGGCTGGGAAAAAGTAGCAAAGGTAAAGCAAGAGTTGGAAGCCCAACTAAGGTTTAACCACGCTGAAATGGAAAACATTATACACTTTCATCCGTTTATTAATGACCTTTCCGAGCAAGATCGCAACACTGTATTTTTATATCAGCGTTCAGCTATCACTGCAAAAGAAGCCGAAGAAAAGCTAAAAAGATTAATTGATACAGTTGTCGAAACAACCGAAGACATCAAAGAAATTAATAAGCAGACAGGTTTAGCCATACCATTACCTGATGAATCAGCTAATAGCGTGACTATAAAGGCCGAGGATTTAGGCTTACAGCCCGGCGTGGATGGCGAAGTGAAGCCAAAGTGGCCGATAAGCGCTCCTGATGTTCCTGTTGAGGCCACTGAGGTCAAAACAGAGCCAGAACAGCCTATAGAGCCAGCTGAGAACCCACCAGTAGGCAATGGCCAACCAGAGGTAGAGCCTATAAAGACCGAAGAAGCCGTGACTCCTGCACCGGAGGAACCAAAACATGATTAACGAAGAAGAAAAAGTAGAAGATAGGGAAGACTTATCACCGGAGCAGATCGCCGAGATTGAAGAAGTAAAAAAAGACATCGGGAAATATAAATCACTTGCTGCCGTCGAAAAAAGCGAAGGTGGAAAAGAATTGATAGCGGGTTTAACCGGAGATATTCTCCAGATCATAAATACTCTGGCCTACGGATATGAGACTATGCCGGAACAAGAAATGCGTACTAAGCTCGCAAAAATGTCCGTCAAATTAGCTTTAATAAGAATGATCACTCGCGCTAAATCCAATGCGGAGGCAGCAAAAGAGAGATTAGAGGAATTAATTAAACAATAACAACAAAATCATGGAAGATTTATCAAATATGCCAAATACAGGGGAAGAGGCAACCCCAAGCGATCAACCAGTGATTCCTGCCGAACCAATAGTCGAGACTCCGCCAGTAGAACCGGTAGGAGATGAGCCTGTCGATCCGGCACCAACCATCGACAACACTTCCTCTGAAGGGGAAGAAAAAGAAATTCCGGAAGGATTTACTCGTTGCGAATGCGGCAAGCTATTATCCTCACATCGTGACTATAACATTTGTCCAATCTGCGGCAGAAATAGATAGTTGCTACACTGGGCCGAGCATAACTAGCGGCTCAGTAAGCAGAGATTTAATCTGTTAACACTTGCTCCTGGGAGGAGTCATAAAACCCCGTGCGCAATCACGCCGGCCTAGCCGGGAAACTTGTTAAAACTATGGATCCAAAAGATCAAGTCGCTCCCGTGGTTGAGCCCAAAGAAACCGCACCAGCAAAGTCCGAAGCTGCAGTCGAAACTCCCGGCACCGAAAACACTCCGGCGCCAAAAGTCGAGACCAAAAAAGAGGAAACAATCGGCGAAGCTCTAGGAACAGGGAAAACGGAACCAGTGAAGGCCAAAGAGCCTAAAATGGTACCAGAGAGCGTGTTAATAGAGGTAAAAAAAGAGCTCAAAGAGCTCAAACGTAGCATTGAAGCCGGGTCAACAACCAAAGTAGAGGTTGCCACCGACATCAAGGCACTAGCCGAGAAGTACGGAGTTGACGAGGCATTCTTGAATGAACTCGGAACGCTTATGTACTCAAAGTCAAAAGCGGATTTAGAGGAGGAGATCAACCAGCGCTTAGCGCCTTTGCAGGAACAAGTTACCGGCAAAGATCGCGAAGAAAAAATAAACAAGGCATTTGATCGAGCCTACGCCAATGCTATCAAGCAGGCGCCGGAATTCGAAAAAATAGCCAACAAAGCTGTGATCAAGGCCCTATCGCTTGACCCAAAGAACGCTCACAAAACCTTTAATCAACTCATTGAGGAAGCCTATGGTCACCTCGTTACCGGTAAACGGACGTTAGATCCGGCCGGAGGTGGTGGCAGAAGTGAAACAGGCGTCGTCGACATGGCACGAGCCAAGTCAGATGGCGACTACTTCAAACAAGTAATGGCTGACCCCATATTGAAAAAGCAATATAACGAAAATTTGACCGGTAGACTATCCTCGGTGCTCTAACCAATAAACAACGTGGCCCTAACAGATTTCAAACCGCAATTTGATAATGCGTACCAAGAAATTTTTAACAAAGTTTTGGTAGCAAAGAAAATTGCAAACTTTCGCTTTGAGCCAGTGCTCAAATTTGGCGAAAGCGTCGAACGCGTATTGTTCGACATCTCTGGCGTTTTAGTCAGAGACGTAGTCCGTGGTTCAGCTTCAACCATTGACGCCGTAACCGATAGCTCAGAATTACTGACTATCAACTTCGAAAAAGAAGCGGTCTTCCACATCTCAGATGGTGAAGTAAAACAAGCCGGACCATTGAATCCAGGCGAAGCTATTGGTGGCCAATTAGCCATCAAAGTAGCCGCAAAATTTGATGCAGCCGTTTTGTCCGAAACCCTAAACGCTGCCTACGATTTTGACACCGGCGACCTTACCACCTTAAGTTCAAATGGTACTCCTTTTGCCTTGGATGCCACTAACACTCCTTTGGCGATCACCAGAATGAAAGCCAAATTGATCCACTACAATAACCAAACTTTGACCAATTTAGTTTGGGTATTAGACCCATACTCCGCAGCTGACTTGGAGCAGTACTTATTGGGCAAATCTATCGATTTAGCTGGATATGTATTTACTAACGGCTATGCCGGTGACGTGTCAGGCGCAGAGATCTTTGTATCTTCAAACTTGACCTACACTGCAGTTTTGACCGCCTCTGATGTTTTTGTAAACACTCAGACCGTGGTTATTGAAGGCATTACCTTTACCTCCGTCTCATCCATCGGTTCAACCGCTGGAAACTTCTTGATCGGTACAGCAGCTGAATCATTAGGCTACTTAGCCAACTTGATCAACAACCCAGGCACCACCTCCGCCACTCAGGTAGCATTGTCTGCAGCTAACCAAAATATCATCAAAAATTTGGGATTGTCCGCTGTAGCAACCGCAACCACTGTCACCATCACTGGTGTTGGCTCAGGTGCTTTGACCTTGTCAGAAACCCAAACCAACGTGGCATGGGGTAGCAAGACTTTACACTCCTACTTTGGTAAGAAGGGTGGCATCGATGCCGTCATGCAGGACGTCAGTGAAGTTGACATGCGTCCAACTGCCGACAGACGTGGTACCAATGTCTTCAGCTCAATCTTGGGCGGTTATAAGACATTTACCGACGGTTCCAAGAAATTCTTGGACGTGTTACTCGCCAAATAAACAAACACCCTCTTTTCGCAAGGGAAGGGGGTATTTGCCTTTTTCTTATCAAACTAATTAAAATACAATGCCTCAAACAGACCCAGCCTTAGTGGGAATAACAATCCTTTTGACTGATAGCAATGGTTTAATTACCATCGCCCAGACATCGGGTGCGTTTCCTACAACGGCCAGTAAATTCTGCGTCGGTTGTATCCTAATCGATACCCAGAGCGCTAAGAGTTACTATAACTCCGGCACCGTGGCAGTGCCATCATGGAATTCAATCGGTGAAATCACCACCGCTGAGATTGCCGATGGTGCAGTCACCTACGCCAAGCGTAGCTTAATCTCTGCTGTGACGACCACCGCTGACGGACTGACAACTGGTTTGATCCCAGTAGGGACGACCTTCGCCTCAGTCACCTCAGCATCAGCCACCAACGCTGCCACGTTGCCAGCAATCACCGCTGCTTCAATCGGTCAAACGATTGATATCCAGGTGGGCGCTAACGGCTTTGAGTTGTTGACCCCAGCATCGTCAAACAACACAATCAACACCGTTGACTCCGATGGCACTAATCAACTTGATGTTGCCGCTAATACCTTATTGCGCTGTGTCCAAATCACTTCAACTGGTTGGGCATGCTATCAGGTTTCTGCTACAACTATCACAGTAGTTGCCCCAGACAACGACTAGTATCATCCCTCAGCCCCTTCGGGGGTTGGGATAATGATATTAAAACCATGACTGGACAAGAAATTATAAATAAATTTGAGCTCTACGTTGATGACTTGTCAGAGTTATCAAGCACCGAGGAGTTAGAATTGGCAAACAAGATCTACTTCAATATCCTCGATGACCGACCTTGGGAGTTCTTGAAGAAGGAGTGGTCAACAACTACAACCGGAGCGGCTTATTTAACTTTGCCGACTGATTTTAGATATTTTATTGAGAACCAAGGATACACTGATAATTCAATTCAAGACGAATCGGGATCAAGGCCGATGGCAGTATTTGTTAATGGCAGCCCTTATAAAATTATAAATTGGTCCGATAGACGACAGTATGTGAATTCAGCAGGTTATTGCTATGTGGATATAGTGGCCGGCCGCCTTTATTTTACCGCTACCCCGACATCAGGTTTGACAGTGTCAGCAGACTATATTTATAAACCAGCCGCCTTGACTCTTTCTACAGAGCCAGTATTTCCTGAAACATACCAACACGCTATTTATCACGGCATGGCCGTTGATGACATGATCGTCCAGCTCTTTGATAAAGCGCGAAGCTACGCATCGGAAAATCAAGCAAAATTTAATGAGTATATGAGATCACTAGGCTATTACAATTCTAATTTACAAAACTTTTAATCATGGCCGATAACACCATAGAATTATTTGTAAAGGGCGTCCATAATTTACTTGATAAGGAAGTTATACCAAAAGATGCCGCCCAAGATAGCTCCAATTTTGTCACTAAAAATGGCAAGGTAGTTTTAGTAGGTGGAAGAAAATTGATAGGCACAGCCGGAGCAGCCGGCAAAATAACTGGCGAACATTTTGGCTATAAAGTAGACGGCACGAAAGTGCACTACGCCAAATTTGGTACAGTGATTAAATACTGGGACGGCAATTCATGGGAAGACTGTATCACCGGATTGGAAGAGAACGAAGACTACTGGTTTGAAAACTATTCGTCATTGGCCGGAGCGTTTACTTTCGTCAATGGTAAATCCGCATTTTATAAAATTATAAACAGCCACCCGGCAAATCCGATAAACATTTATGACGCGGCAAAGAATTTTTACGGACGGATTTTAATTGACCGAGGTCGCATGCTTTTATGGAACCGCGAAAAAGATAAAACCGGATTATACGGATCACGCATTGATCCGCAAAATTCAACTGTTTATACCACAGTCACATCAGAAGCCATTGGAGCCCTAGGATCAACCACGTATACCGGAACACTGGCATTTAAATCAGGAGGAACAAAACGCAATGCTTTTGGCGTGTCGTTTGTTGCTACCGTGGGTGCCGGAACAGAAACATTTACCGATAATTATTTGGGAGTGCTGACCTCCAACTTTGGCGGTACCGGCACAATTAACTATTCAACCGGTGCTTACTCGGTAACCTTCTCAGCCGTGACCACTGGGGCAGTAACGGCCAACTACCAGTGGGAAGACTCCACAGCCCTAGGAATAGCCGATTTTACGCACACAGCGACGCGTTTGGCAGCTGAGGGCTTCCAATTCCCACAGGATCAGGGTGGCGACGCTATTTTGACAGTTTTGATAGGCATAGACGGTGCTTACTACTCGATCAAGAGTCAAAGCACATACCGGCTAGCTTTGGATGAAACTGACCTGTCAGCGACCAATGAATTATTTAGAAGAGATATCGGCGTTCCAACAGCCAAAGCAGCTGTATCAACCAGTAAAGGTATAGTGCTGATAAACACCGCCAATCCAACCGAACCGACAATGACTATTTTACAGCGAAACGAAGTCGGGACAGAGGTAGAGCCAGTGGTATTATTTCCGCATTTCAAATTCGCAAATTTTGTCTACGATGATGCCTACTTTGGATCATACGACCGCTGGGTGCTAGTTTTTTGCAAAAGTGCTGAAGCGGTAAATAACGACAGAATTTTAATGTGCGACATTCTGAAAAAAACTGTTGACATTGTTAGTTATACTGGCCGGACATCAACTCAAGACTCAGGAAATTTATACGTCGGAGATTCAGCAACAAAGACTGTTTACCAAATTTTTAATGGGTTTGATGATTTGGATAATTCAGTAGAGGGCTACTGGATGAGTAAAAAAGACACTTTCAAAATTAACAATTTAAAAAAATACCGCCGGCAGAGAATAAAGGGCAGCATATCGCCAAGTCAGAAAGTAGAAGTTTATATAGACTTTGATAATTCCGGATTTTCCTTGGTTGGTACCATTTTAGGAACAGCAAGCTATGTTGATCAGGAAAGCTCCCAAGCAATTGGAGGTAATACCATAGCAGACGCGCAAATCGGTGGGGATACTATTGGAAACATATTTGACTATCACTGCGAGCTAAAACTAAGAACGCCTAAATTTAGAGCCCGAACCATAAAATTAGTACCGACCGGAATAGGATATTTTGACTTTAATTTATTAAAAGACTGGGACATCCTAACATTTGAAGATAGAATGCCAAAAGGCAAGCGGTCAAAACAAAATGTGTCCTTAGACGGAACCCAAACAGATCAATAATTTAATAACAAAAATATGGCAACAAAATTGGCAACAATACTAGCAGACTTCCGAACTTCTTTAGCAACAAAGCTAGAGGCAGGAGGATCAAGCTGCTCACTGCAATCAGCGACCGATGATGACGGCGTGGCTTTGCCATCCGGAGTTTATTTTTTCACGATTGATAAAGAGAATTCACAAAAAGAGCATATAGTGGCAACGCTATCCGGAGTGAATTTAACCGGCATAAAAACAATAGCCAGACAAGGAACTCAGGCATCAAATGCTTTACGCGAACATAGAGTAGGGGCGTCCGTGACTATCACCGATTTTGCTCACATTTTATACATGAATAATATATTCAGAGGTATTGATCCATTAGACTCAACTACGCCTTTGATTTACGACCTTGATCCAACAATTACCGACGATAAACACGTCGCCACCAAAAAATATGTTGATGACACCGCGATCGCTGGTAGCGCCAAGGCGACTGATTCAGTGTATGGAATCTCAAAGTTATCGGTGGCGGCAGTATCAGCAACCGAGCCAATCGTGGTTGGCCAAAATGACCCAAAGCATTCCCCAGTGGCTTTAACTACCTTATTGGATTCTGGCACCGATCAAGAACAAACAACCCACAATGGAACTATAGCCTCGGGAGAAGCGGATAGTACTACTAAATATCATCAAATTGCACAAAGTTTTGAAGCAAATAGAACACCAATCAACGGGATAAAACTTTGGAAAAAAGCTGATTCAGGAACCTTCACCGGGTCAGTGGTGATTGAGCTGTTTGAGACTGCCGGAGGAGATCCTGACGGCCCAGCACTAGCCACCGTGACCATCGACAATGCGACATGGCTCGCTATCCCTGCTGACTCAGAGTTTACCGCGACTTTTACCGTTCCGTATGTCACCGCATTGCCAACTACCTACTGGGTAGCCATCTCCCCATCAACTGCTGATAATTCAAACCATCCTAATTTTGGAATGGCGACGGCAGGAGGCTATGCAAGCGGTGCGGTTAAATTTAAGAATAGCACTGATGACTGGACAGCAATCGCGACAATTGATTTATATTTCAAAACAACAACGGACTCGTTTGATAAAATCGCAGCCTTAGCCGGAACATCAGGTAATCCATCAGGGACGAATAAATACGTCACCAATGACGACACGGCTGCTGCCGCGACTGCCTCAAAGTTGGCTCGCAGAAACGCCACCGGCGACGTCACTGTGCCATCCACACCAACTGCAGACACTGACGCTGCAAGCAAGGCTTATGTGGTAGCACAATCGGGAGCCGTCCAAGCATTGATCTCAAATAATTGGGTAGGCGTCGGGCCGACAACAAACAAAACCTATATCAATTTCCAGCTTGGTTTCCACTATACTACGGCTTCCGCTGTTAAACACTGGACAAAATCTAATTGTGCTGACGCTGACACTGGTTGGTACGCCACAAATGTAAACGGTGCTTCTGACGCAAATTATTCTTGGCTAACTACAGCGGGAGTATTCTTGAAAGCTGACACAAACTCAGCTGGCTGGTCATATGGTAAAGACATAATTACAGAGTTTGAGTTATCGTTTAAGGCGACTAGTGGCTCAGAACAGTTAGGGTGGGGGTTTGTTGAAGATGCTACACCCTTGCAAGACTATGACTCAAATACTGGATCAGTTAATTTTTCCTACAATACTGACGGTAAGGTTTATGCTCACACTGCAGATGGCGTAAACCACACAAATACTGAGTTGGTAGGCGTGACAACATTAACTACATTTCAAACTTTTAGAATTGAATATGAGTACGGTGTAGCGGCGAGATTTTATATTAATGGTGTGCTAAAAGCTACCATTGCAACAACCTTACCAACCGCAGCCACTGCCATTAAATTTGGTGTCGGCGGTACCGGAACTGGCAATTCTACTTATACCTTAACTGCCCCAAGATTTGCTATTGAAAAATAATCATAAACAAATAAAAATATGCCAAATAATCAATCATACTTACATTCCGACGGCCATTATGGACCAGACGTTCCTGACTATGTTCCGCAACCAGGAGATCCTGGCTATGTCCCGCCGACTCCAAATCCACCAGCCGAGCCAACAACACCGGCGGATGCCTATGCTGGCCTGATTCCAACTGAAACGCCGGAAGAAAGAGCCCTGAGGCTAGAACAGGAACGCCAGGGAGCTCAATATAGGGTGGATAGTGGTCAAGAAATAAACGAAGCTACGATTAGAGAAAATGTCACTCGTCGTTTTCAAGCTGAAATTGATGCCCTAAATCGAATTTATGAAGAAAAAAAGCGCGAGGAAAGATTAAAAGCTCGTGGCCGTTTAGGATCAGACACGGCTATACAATCACGCCGAGGATTACTTGGGTCAGATTTTGGTACCGCTCAAACAGCAAATGTGGAAGGTTTGAACAAAGAGCAAATGGATATTGTCGATGCCGAACAAGCCAATGAGATGGCAATTTTGCTAGGGAAAGTAAGAGCTGACGTGGATAAGGAAACCGCTGATAAAATAGCGGCCAGAAAAGCCGGAGCTGACAATTACATAACCTTTTTGCAATCACAAGCTGAACGCGCCAATAATCGAATCAATAAGACTGTTGAAAATATACTGGCTCTAAAAAATGAGCCGGACGATGCAGGATTTGATCAAATAGCGGAAAGTTTGGGCACAACCGCAGAGAACTTGAAAAAATTATACTCCGATAAAAAAGTTGCCCTAGAAGCAGAACGCAGAAAGAATTTGACGACATTGTCAGAGGGTCAAAGCATTTATGATCCGAGCACTGGCAAGATACTAACCACAGCCCCAACAGCAACTGAACCAAAAGTAATATCCGCCGGCCAAAGAGTGGTAGACGCGGAAGGAAATGTTTTATACACCGCGCCAGAAGGCCCAGAGAAGCCGATCACACTATCTCCCGGTCAGACTTTGGTGGGAGCCGATGGCAAAGCTATTTATAC